AGAGAATATACTTCACCAAAGTTTTCACAAATTTGAAAAACTTAAGTCTACTGATGGAAAACCAAGTGGAGCAATATTCGGATTTTTTAGATCATTACATGGGTTCTTACATAGGTGGGACCCAGATGAGGTTATTATAACTTTTGATAATGGACACTCTCCTTATAGAGATGCTTTGTTACCAGATTATAAGGGACATAGGAAAAATATTTCAGTAGATTATGAATCTCTTCAATCTCAAAAACGTATTATTATGGGTATGCTTAAGCTCCTAAGAATTAAATATGTTTTTGATAAGCATAATTCTACTAAATATGAAGGAGATGATTTCTTAGCATACCTAGTTTTAAATAAAAAACCCACTGAGAAGGTAATCATAATATCATCCGATAAGGACTTTAATCAACTTATCGGTAAAGACGTAAAAATAAACAATCCAAGAAAAGATGAGATGATTCATCAGGGTAATTGTAAGGAACTATTCGGATACTCCCCTGAAGAAACAGTAGATTACCTTTCAATGGTGGGAGATACTTCGGATGATATTAAAGGTATACCAGGTATTGGTCCTGTAAAAGCTAGGAAAATATTGGACGAATATGGTACTTTGGATAAATTTCTAGAGCATCATCATCAAACTTCTCATGTAGAGATTGCAGAAAGGAATAAGAAGCTTATAGATTTAAGATTATTTCAAAAAGAAGTACCATTATCCAAGTTACCTATGAAAAAGTTTGCTAATAAGGAGATAAAATACAAGAAATT